CCCCAAAGGCAACATCTTTGTTATATCCTGCCCCTGAGTAACTTTTGTTGCTCCATCGATCGTGGCAGCATAATCAGCAAAAGCCGTGATTGCTTCCGTTGCGTTGTCATTAGCTGCATTAAGCCCAGTGTAAAGTTCATCACCCAGTACATCATTAAGGGTAATCGTGTTACCATTAGCCAGCAACGTGTTCAGGTCATCATTCGAAGCTGCCGTGCGGTGAGCATTCTCCCCATTGATATTTATTATACAATCGGTACAGGTCTTTAACGATGCTATTATATTGTCAGCTTCCTGAGATGTAAAATTGTTATCCTGCAATGCCATTTGATCACCGTCATTGGTAAATGCAGATACATTTTCAAATGAAACATTACATTTCGAAAATCCAAAGTAACCACAATTCGACAATGTACTCAGATTGCTTAATTCGCCTGTTATATTTATGCAATTGTTGAAATTTATATAAGTGAGAGGCAATGAATTGTAATTCTCTATATTTCCATACAATCCCGTAGTATAAGCCTTAATATATGTCAGACTCGTTATCTTTGTCCATTTACTCACATCACCGCTGACAAATGTCTGACTGTTAACATCTATGTAATTTATTTCCTCAACATCCCCTGAAAGCCAGAACCGATAAGTACCAGCTCCTGAATATGAACTTGTCTTAGTAACAATTGTTCCATCCTGACCTGTTACTTCTTCACTCGTGCCATCGCCCCAGTGCAGTTTGACAGTATTCGTTGACGGCAACTTAAACTTGAATGTAAACTGCGTGGTTGTGTAATCAACGATTAAGGCGATTATAGCTGAACCCCAGTTAAGTCCGCCAGGACACATCAACGAAACACCCGGCATCTTACATTTAACCATCCTTCTCATGATCTATATTTTAAAAAACCCGCCCGAAAACCGAGCGGGCCACAAACCTAAAATTAAAAACTATCATTCACCATCGAGCTTTAAAAGAACCCATACACTGCCTTGCGTGAGTTTAATATATGTAAACGGATCATACCCGGCTATCATTGATGTTGTCGGTGCCATAATAGCAGGATCGGAACTATATAATGTCTTTCCCGTAAGCCCGGAATCATCCTGCACGTAATCGGTATCTATCATGAGTTTTTCAATGATAGTATCATCACGCGGGATAACGGCATAAAAGGGATGCTCGTTATATACACCATTAAAAGGTGCGGCGGTATCAACTAATACCATCCCATCACCGGCATTTTGTTTTAAAAGCTCATGCAGCATTAACCGAAGCAGTGTCTCTATGCCGCTTTGTTTATTGACATTTAAACAATTAACAAAATTACTTTCACCCAGAAAAAAACTCATGTTTCAAAATTTATTGGCAGGCAGCACAAATATTGCCTGTGAGATGAATAGCGGGTAATCCACATTCATCCTCGGTTATTAAATTCATAAATAATTGTTCAATAGTCGTGTCACTTAAACAATCAATGGCAAAATCCAGCGTATCGCAATCATCGCAATCATTGTAGCAAAGATTGAGATAATAATTATTCTCATTATCTTTGACAATAACAAGTTTCAGAAGCGTCAAAAAATCCGCGTTCTGTAAACATTCTAAATATCTTGAACAAACACTCATATCATATTATTTTAAATTTGTTTTATTTCACTTGAACATCGGCACAATCCTGGCATATATTAGCAAGTACATTAATAGCAGGCCGCCCGCAATCATCTTCCCCGACGATAAGCTCAAGAATATCTTCAAGCGTAGCATCCTGTAAACATTCAAAGGCCATCTCGTAATCATTACAGTTTCCCCGGTCGGTATAACAGATATTAATAAATTCATTACCATCATCATCTTTAACGCTGAGGGTTTTAATAACGCTTTCCAAATCAGCATTACCGTTCAGGCAATTGAAAAATCTTGGACAATAACTCATGATATTAGATTAAAGGATTGTCAATTCTCTCCGGGCTATGATCGGCTCTCCACGTTAATATTAATTCTATGATGTTCATTTCTTCGCCACCGAGTGTAATTATCGGATTAACCTGCACATCGACCTCAATACCATTAGTGCCCCCGTACATGAAGCGACCGGCTGAGAACCACATCAGATAACGTGCATGGCATTGCATCTGCCGTGCGGCATCATAATTCGTGGTATTCGTTTCATCAATAGTCGCTGTCAGGGTAAAATGTTTTTCACTTTCCACGGTGCGCCCCAGGGATATATCAACGATATTATATTCCGGCTTTGGTAATTCGCCTCGCACGTGAAAATCCCTTATATCTGCCGGATCCCCCTCACCTGTATCATCAAGCCTGCCTGTCCATTCTAACAGGCTGGTCCAATCAGCGAGAGGGTTATCGATTCCGGTGAAATATATATGATCTATCTCATCGAAATCCACAAATGGTGCGCATTCGTCCATATCAATGACCGGTACTTCATAAGTACAGTCGGTCGGACATTCAATTATCGGATAACTCATGATATTTAATTAATTTGTTTCTGGGTATAAAATTAAGAATAAGATTTTGTGCAAAATATAACATTATGTTATATTATGCCGGGATTAAAGATTATCATGAGTATTAGTCGTATTGTCAATATGACCGCATCACGTTATCATTTCAATTCAACCTCGTAGTTATTCAATTTGCAACATTCACTTTTTTCGAGATGTTCAAAGCTAAAACTTAAAATCATACGACATAAGTAATCCTCAATCCATTCATATTCAAATTCAATAGTTTTTATCAACTGAAGATCCTCGCATGGCCATTTAACATAGATATATTCATGCATAGGGAGAATGGATAACATATCGAAAAGACTCTCGCCGCCTATTATTTCAACATGGTATATCTTTTTCTGTGATTGATAAGTAATGGATTCATCCTGAGACTCATCAGTTTCACCTTCAATATTAATCATGCTATCGGGACGCACGGGCAGGGTATCGAATATTAAATGATTCTCATATCCTGTCTGATAGACAATATTATAAGGTGCCGGCATATCATGTTCGGCCGAAAAATACAGGTTGAAATAATTATCATAAACATTTTTACCACAATCGAAAGTCATATCAAGATCGCATATTTCAAAATAATCACTGTAAAATAAAGTTCCACCGTCAAGCCTGATGATTATTCTTGCAAGTCCCGTATCAAGCTCCATGCCACCACTTTCTACATCTTCGCCGTTGTAAATAATCCAATCCCATGTGCCATCACTATTTATTATAAAATCACTGGTATCATCGATGGCAAGTATTGCACCATCGAAATATTCAATAGTAATATCATCTATAGACTCACCTATAGTCAGGTAATTCAAACAGAATGGGATAAGATTACCCGTTCCGCAGCGAAGAGCTACCGGCACGATAGAATGATAATGCTGAAGATTCTCCCATTCATGTAAACCATTGTCTGTATAAAATTCAAGTGCTGTCATTTATGTTCTATCTATTAATTTGAGACAAGCTACCTGGTAAGTATTTCTTAATCGCAAAAATCCACAGAAAAAATAAGTAGTACCATCATGATATATCCATGAGGTATAACCGCCAGAATGGCCACCTGCCCATCCATAATCTTCACTTGGAATATTATAAAAATACATAGGGAAAATAAATTCAGGAGCAAAATCATTAACGACACTCCATGATCCCCCGCTATAAATCATCAATCCACCGATAACACGATTACCACGGATAGCTGAGATAAGATAACGTTGTGTACCACCAATAATAGCATATAATTTATTGTTTTCAACGAATGGTACACAGTTAGTACTATGTCCCTCAAGCCAATGACTGTCTTTATTGTTATATTCATTAGTCCACATATTGGCAAGTAATGAATAAGTGCCATCAATGGTCACGCAAGTATAATGACGGTTATAGCGATTTTCAACAGGCGATCCCATGGTACTTGTAAGTAAATGATATTTACTATCAAAAAATACAAAGCCTCCTCCAAATTCATTAGTTGTATTTGTTATTTTCGTCCATGACAATCCGCTCGCTGGATCATTTTTATCACACTCACAGTAATATATATTCCAATTGCTGCCATCATAACCATTAAGAACAAAAGCCATTTTACCATTACCCAGATCAATAGCATTGCCCGTGGGTTGCACGTGAGTTGAAAAATCAGCATCATCGCCATTTTCTATAATTGGATTACCGCTATTCCCTAATGTCCAGTTTTCAGCATCCGGACTATACGCGAACCCGGTTTGATAATTGCTGCCATCATGTCCTCCGAATAAAAGAATAAAACGGCTATTTTCTTCATCATACCAGGATGGGCCGGCTGAATTATTAGCATTTTTCCATGCTGGTTCACCAGCTCCTATTGTTATTATACCTTCAGTTTCCTGGCCTGGTTGAAATTCATAATTTGCCCATGGAGAATAAATAGCAATATTTTCCCCGATATCGAAATCGGTTGCATCAACAATTGTTATCTTTTTATTTATGAAATCAAAATCTGTAATCTTTTCCTGGGCTGTATAATCTCCTTCATAACTGGGATCTGCACCTCCATTAAAATCACCGGCATCAAGTGACATAGCAAACCAATCAATATCTTCATTTATTAAATTTTCGGGTAATGTATTAAGGGTCAGTATATTCCCGGCCTTGTCAATTATCTCTATCAATGTAGTTGTTCCACTTTCACTGAGGTTATCCCCTTCTTCATTGCGTATAAGTGAAGGAGTAAGCATGGAAGAAAATTTAAATTCAAAATTATCTATTAATTCAAAATCGGTATCGCAGGTTCCTTTTTTAAGATTAACGAGTGAAAATTTAATAATCATGCGACATAAATAATCATCCACCCAATCATATTCAAATTCAACATTATAGGCTGTCTGCATCTCTTCGCCCGGCCACCGTACATGAATATTATCATGTAATGGGAGTACCGCAAGCATATCGAAAAGACTTTCACCGCCTATTATTTCAACCCTGTATATCTTTTTATTAGATTGCAATTCCACGAATTCATTCTGTGCTTCATCTATCTCCCCATCGGATGAATAATTATTATCGGGCCTTATGGGTTTAGAATCAAAGGCATGATGATTTTCGTAACCAGTGTGATAAAGTATTCTATATTTAGCCCTGAAATCACAGACAGAGGAAAAATAAATGTTAAAATAATCATCATAATAAAGTCTGTCACCATCAGATGAAGTATTAATATCACATATCTGAAAATAATCGCTATAAAATTTATCACCGTTTGACATCTCTATTCTCAGGCGTGCAAGTCCCGGTTCCAGTGGTGCTCCGCCACTTTCAACTTCATCTTCATTATAAACAATCCAGTCCCGTTCGCCGTCGCTATAAATATCAAATACGCTTGTATCATCAAGCGCAAGTTCCGATTCATCAATATATTCAATTACAACATCATCTATAATTGCACCTGTCGATTCATAATTCATACAGAAAGTAACGAGATAACTTGTGGTGCATTGCAGCACAGCCGGCACGATAGAATGATAATGCCGCAGGTCATGCCATTCATGTGCCTTATCGTCATTTATATAGAATTTAAGTGCTGTCATTCGTAAAGTAATTCTATTTCATGAGTATATTTTTTCTCCAATGCTTTATATATCTTGCCTTTTCCCAGGTAAGTATCATAATAAGTATTCCAATGAATACGTTCGCAGCATTTGGGTATTATTATCTTTACCTGTAATCTGTTAGGTCTGATACTATCAAATATTTCTGGATTGCCATTCATTATACCTTCGTCAAGCACCCGTCCATGACGCCAATAATTATCCATCAGGTTAGCAACGGAAAGATGCCCATTATTGCGGTTCAATGCACTTATAGCACCTGTATCGTATTGTACAACCCATTCGTTTTCTACAAGATCAATTACACAATCTGTCCACAACCAATCACAAGCGAGGGTATGGGTGATATAAAGATAACCATTAAATCCGGCCCCGGCCGTTATTGTCAGACTATAAATACCCGAGGCATTAACAACAACTATATTACTTCTTAAATTATTGGCTGCATCAACTATTTGAATACTTGGATCCTGTCCGGCAATATTATTATATCCCTCTATATAAATATTATATACCTGCCCGGCAACACAGGCCCCGAAGTTATTTGATTTTGCAAAACAACCACCACCACCATCATTAGCAGTGCCGATAGCGGCCCCGACATTAGCGAATAATATATCAAAATCATTATTAGGCCAATCATTCAAATCATCAGTATCTTTAAATATATCTTCATATTTGGCCGCAAAAAACATAAACCCATCACCCGCAACACTATCTGCATCTGCTATAATCATAGGCAAATCTGTAAATATCTCACTTTGTATATATTCTTTTCTTTGTATAGTAGGATAATTATAAGTACATTCTTCATCATAATAAATAGGTAATCCGACAAAATCATCAGTATCAGCATCAAGCATCTCAAAAATTTCAACAGAAGGTAATTCTGATTCAATATTTTTCCATTTGTTTTTATAAAGACAAATAGATTTATCATTATAATCATTTTCTATTGTTATCAGATCAATATCATCAGGCAATTCTGTATGATCGCGGTCAGCAAAATCATGTTCGAAATAATGCAGGTGTTCCATGCGAAAATCACCATTACTGTCTATATACCAATAAACATTAAACATATCACGCAACCATCCCATGAGTTTATTGAAAGTGATTTGTTGAAGTACAAGTGTCGCAGTGCCTCCTAACTGATTACGCACGTAAGAAAGACGTTGTAAGAGAATATCATCCCAGTAATCAACACCGGTAATATAATTGCTTGTTACTGCTGTTGCATCAGGGTAATCATCGTTCCAAAAAAATGAGCTTTTAATATTGCCGGCAAAGCCACAAACATCATCGGCATCAAGAAAAGCGGCTTGTGTAATCATGTCGCTCATTATCTCAGTGAGCCTATAAGTATTAAACTCGGCTTCTATCGGGTATGGCGGCGCACCGTCATCATCATAAACAACAGTATTAATAAAAGGATTGAAATTAGTAAACTCATATTCTATATCGCCGTAAATAACAAAACAATCATATTCATCAGAAAGCAATGGCGTTGTTTTTATCGTGCAATTATCTTCGTCTATTTCATATCCTATCGTGTGATTGATATATCCTTCCCAATAAAGTTCATCATTGCAATAAATCTCGTAATTCAACCGCTGACAATATTGTTCACCAAAGCCCATTAAATAATCATAATCATCAGATATACCATTATGTCTTATATTACCAAAGGTGAGCGTGCCCGAAAATTCGCGGCGTGAAAAAATACAACCTTCAGGAAACCTGTGTACTATTTCCCATTCACCTGATGGATAAACCTGTGTCCCTTCGATATAATGTGTATATATATCGGTAATTACGCTCATCTTATTTTCATTTTTTTATAATATCCTTTTTTCTGTGTTATCTTATAACGATTGCCTTCGCGATCTGTTTCAAATATTATCTGTTCGCGGTCCCGGGCAAGGAGTTTTTTTATTTCCTCGAGCTGTCTGCTCTCATCAAGTGATACTGTATGCGTAAATCTCATCAGCTTATCCCCTGCTTCTATCTTTTGTTGCACAGTCATATCCACCGATGGAAATTCACCTTTATTGATAGCATCAACAAGATCAGGCAGGATGCGGCCATATCTCTCTGTTGCCCATCGTGAGAATACAGCATGTCCCTCGCCGCGTTCTGCCTCTCCTATTGCTATCCGGGTACCGCCATCGGCATGACGTTTGCCTCCGAGAATTTTGTAGCCTCCTTTTTCAAATTTTTGTGATGCAATAATAGCTATTTGTGCAGCTGTTTGTATTCCTTGTAATATCTGAAATGGGATAGCAGCCGGATAACCAAGATTAGCGCCCGTTTTAACTATTCCTTCTGCCCCAGCCATGATAGTACGCAATACTGCCATAATCTGTTCTTTACGTGCATATTTCTTCCGTATTTCTTCCTTTTTTTCTTCATTCCCTTTAGCCGCTTCAAGTTCTTTTTGCATTGATCTTTGACTGAATGCTGTATAAGCATCTAAAAGAGCAAATGCAGTATTCCATTTTTCCTCTATAAGTGCGCGATGTATTTCTTCTTTCGTACGCAAAAATTCAATATGATCTTCTTCTATTTGTTTTTTGTATTTATTTTGTTGTCTTAGTGCCTCAAGTTCAGCCTCATTATATTCTTTATCTATATCAGCCATAGCAGATTGTAAAGCATTATCGCCTTCTATCATTCGTTTAGCCCAATCGTCCTGTGCAGTATCTATCTGTAAAAAATGTTTCCACCATTTTTCAAGTATTTCATCAAGTGCTGATTGTGTTTTCCCGGGATCAATACCATCATCATCAATACCGCTTCCAACGCCCTCAATTTTACCATAAGTATCAATCAACTTATTAAGATTTTCAAGCGCTTTTTTCGTTACTTCATTCTGTTCTTTTTGTGCATCTCTATTTTTTTGAAGGAACAATATATTTTCAGCTAATGCCTTACTTTCATCAATTAATCCTTTTGCAAATAAGACTTTTACCAATGCAGTCGCTTTTGATGCTGTCTGCAAGCCTATTAAATTATCAACATTCTTGTTTAATATTTCTTCCTGTTCTATTAACAACCTGCTTTCTTCAAGTGTTAATGCCGCGAGTTCGGCAGCCTGTTGATTATATATTTCCTGCGCAATAGCAAGTTTTATCTTTTTCTCATATTGTTCATTGACATTTTTTAATGCTATTTCTATTTCTTCATTAGTCACTTTTTCAGTGTCAAGACCTTTAAGGAAATCGGGATATTCAGCATTAAGTTGTTCAATAAGTCTTAATCTCGATTCTTCTGTACTTGATGTACTGATTATGGCCCCTGCAAGTAAATTAAGCCGTGTACGTTGTTTGATAAGTGCTTCACTTGATTTTTCAACAGGCGCAATAAGATCAGCAAATCCCTTTATTAGTGGAGCAAAAAATTTACCCAATGCTATTTTAGCAGTTTCAGCACCACCTTTAATACGGTCTATACTTGAAGAAAGAGTTCCCATTTGTAAAGTATAAGCCTGTGCGAGCGATGATCCTTCGCCGTAATCTTCATTTACCTCTTCGAGTATTTCATCATATTCAGACAATGCTTCTTCACCAAGTGCGGCAACGGCAGTCAGGGCACGTACATTAGGTATCATCTCGCCAAGCTTATCGGCATCTTTCTCGGCAGCCCGGGCAACTTGTAAAAGAGTTTTACCAAGTCCATTCTGCCGGATAGCTGTTTTACCTGATTCCACACCTAAATCCGAGAGTGTTTCCTGTGCTTGTTTCGCGGGATTAGTCAGAGCAACAATAGTGGCACGTAAACCTGTAACAGCTTCATCAGTTGATATACCCTGAGTAGTTAAAAGAGCAAGTGCAGATAACATTTCCTGATATGATATATTGGCATCTTTCGCTATCGGCGCAACGCGGCCAATACTTGATGCAAGTTCCTCAACCGTGGTTTTTCCGTATTTCTGGGCAGTAAAAAAGGCCGCACTTACTTTTTCCGCATCTTTGGCATTTAATCTATATGCATTCATTATAGAAGTCATTCCATCCACGGCAATACTCAATGATGTAACGCCACCTTTAGCAAGTTTAGCTGCCTCATTCATAAATTTAATACTATCTCCTGCCTTGATACCTGCAGAGATACTATCAAAAAGTGCCTTGTTGACATCCTGGATGGCAAATCCATAATTACGCATCAGTTCGATAGTGCCCTCCCGGAGAAAACCACCTAACTTTTTGCGTTCGGCCTCCGATAAAAGAGTAAGCACATTAGAGAAAGTCTGCTCAAATTCTTTCATTGCATCAATGCTTTTTTTAATAGCACCGACAACGGCGGCACCACCAATGGCAACCCCGAAATACATGGCAAATTGGCGTACCTTCTTTTTCATATTATCAAAACTCTGATTTACCTGCTTCTCGACATTCTTACCCTCGCTGCCTAATTTTTTTAATTCTTTATTAGTCTTATCGAGTTTTTCCTCGAGACCCTTTATCTTTGCCTGTATGTTCAGTAGTACGTCTGCCATGTTGTTTTATTTTATATTCATAATTCATAAGCAGTACAAAAAATTCATCCACATCCAACCGCTTGCATTCCCCGTATGTCATCGCGCTGCCCTGGGCCACCCGCGTTATTATGTCCGCCCAGAACAGGTCGCGTTTCATTTTCCCTTGCTCAATACTTCTAATTGCTCCGGTGTCAACTGGTTTAAAGTATTTGCCATGTCGTCTTGATAATGTTTTATAAAGCCTGGCACTAAGGTCCAGGCCAGCTGAAAAAAATCATTAATGTCGTATCCTTCGGCCGTCCAGTCTTTGATTTTTTCCTTCATAAATTCTTCATTATATATTGTCTGATCCTCATCTTTTCGCACTATAAAAAGCGTGCATAACATGAGAGCCGGATGATAACGCTGTTCAAGTTTTTGCTTCATTCCGGTAAGAATATTGTGAATAATGATACGGGGCTCATTTTGTTTACCTTCATCCATCAGCTCATAAGCCCTGCGCAATTGTTTAAAAAGATCATCAAATGATCGGCCCCAACCGAGCAAGTCCTGAAAATCCTCAAGATATTTCCATCGCTCAATACTCATGGTGTCAGTAATAAGATATTCATTACCATTAGCTTTGAATGTTTTTGCCGTGATTGGCAATCGTTTTGTTTTTTTCATAATTTTTGTATATTAACTGTTCCGCATTTGCATTGTATAATCATCATTCTTTTATCTTGATATTTCCATCGCTCAATAATCATGGTGTCAGTAATAAGATATTCATTACTATTAGCTTTGAATGTTTTTGCCGTGATTGGCAATCGTTTTGTTTTTTTCATAATTTTTGTATATTAACTGTTCCGCATTTGCATTGTATAATCATCCTTCTTTTATCTTTTATCCAGTACCAGTAATGTTTGCACCGGTTGTAATTAACTTTTTTATCTATCCAAAATACCTCATTGCACCGTTTACATTTGAATTTTGCCATATATAACAACTATTATTTCTGTAAAAAATATAGTGAAAATGACAGCAAATAAATGCTGCATTATATTATATTGCGAGCAGTTAAAAAAATAACTCCATAAAGCCAGCTGTCCGGCAAAACATTTAGCGCAAAGACCGAGCGGCATGGCCACCCATCCGGGCAACCGCTCAAGAAACCGGCCATAAAAACCTAAAATATTGCCTTCGGTAATCAAAAGCTCACAAAAGACAAAGGCAAATATTGCTATTTTTATTTCAAAAAACATTGATCGGGATTTATAATTATTTCATCAAGACAATTTTTCGGTATGGCAAAAATCACTTTAAATTGAAATGCCGCGTAATCATAAGGAAATGCAAAATACATATTTTCCGCGAGATCAAGATCATACTGGCTATAAACAGTTTCTTTATCAAGCTCACCAATAGGTACAACAAGAATACGGGTAATAAAATCATCATTGTTTATATATTTGGGTATTGCCGCCACGAGATGGGCCATAAGAAGTGTAGCGTCCGTGTAATCGGGGTTTATCATCGGCAGGTTAAACCATGCCACCATTGTTAATGTACTTTCACAATGGATATACCATGAATCACGCCGTGTAATATTTGTCCCCGCGTCTTCAAAAAATACTATGCTCATTTTATCAGAATCCGGAACCAGTGCCATCATTTCTTCGGGTTCGCATGGTGTTTCATTATTTAAAGCAACCGGGATATTTTTTGTTATCGTGCCTTCTTCTGTCTCTATCTTCATCGGCAGGCTGCGTACAAGCCCTGCGGTGCGCTCGACAAATTCAAGCCCGTCAATCTGATCACGTAATAATTCTGCTATTCTTGCATTCATCAGTTTAATTTTAATTCTGTGATATATCCCCTTAATATCTTATCCACGCGTTCACGTAAAAATTTCACTTCATCTTTATTGGCTGCTATTATATTAATACCCTCGCGTTTGCTATTCATATTTATCTTTTTTTGCGACTCATCTGTTTTGCCGCCGAGTGTTATCCTTATCACACCTCCCGAATAAGTTACTTTTTTAACCCCAAACTTGCGCCACATTTCGGTCGTGAATTCAAATGATTTATTTGTATTTGTAAATCCTTCAATCTTTCGCAATTCGGCATAACCGCCTTTTATTTCGAAGAGGTGAATATTCTTGCCTCCTTTCTTGATGGTAACCCAATCAAGTTCCCGGCGTTTGCGTTTTGATGAAGCCATAGCCTGCCATACCCTGCGACTTTTTATTGTTGTGCCGGATGTAAGTATTGGCCTGGTTGAATACCTGCTAAACTTATTACCCCTGAAATTCGTTTGTGTTTTTACCACCCTGTCGGCTATCATAGCTGCAATATCAACACTTGCTATCTGCACTATTTCTTTTGGCAGATCGGTTACAACCTTTTTCCTTAATTGGTCTATTTTTGTTATGGCTTGTTCAAGTGTCATAATAATAACGGTTTTCTATGAAGTGTCGGACCCGTATCGCGGCAAAGGATACAATCAGTTTTTCTTTTATCTATAGTATCAATTATATAAGTAATTTTTTCCTTGTAAAGTGTCTCAAATTCTTTCTGTCGCACTGCCAGGTATTCTTTATCCTTTATCTTAGTCAGATTAAGGCGCGGATCAGAGAAAAGCCTTTCTATAATATCTATGGCCGAAGCATAAAGGACTGCAAAAGCTATCGACATAGCAGTCGGATCTGCATTATAATCAAGGCTCTCATCACAGAGCATACCAGATATATGACAACGCAATTCAACATCGAATATCAGTCCATTCATATAATTAGAACCTCCGTGATCATTCTCATCAAAATCAAGATCATTGGTCTCACAGCCTCCTACCATCACGTAATTAGCCCAATTAAAGCGGCCACCGAAACTCTTTGTAAAATATGGGCGATTAGGATTAAAGACAGGCCGCACGGATCCACAATTACAATGAAGATCATTATTGCGCGGTGCGTTGCCCGCAAGCTCATACATGAAATAATATCTTATATTCTCGACATAATCATCATGCAGAGGCAATTCAAGTGGTGTTATGGCATTTAACGTTAATGTATCCGTGACGCAATTAAGTGTATAAGAACCATGTGTATTACCGGTATTGTCATATACTGTAATATCAACCGTCCCGGTATAATTCATTATCGTACCTATATTGTTAATCGTTAGTACCGCTCCGCGATAATCTTTGCAATAAAACTGCACTCCCGCGTAAATTGTATTAAGCACGCGGTCTCTTGTGTGTTTCACGCGTCCAATTATACCATTATAAGGCTGATTGCGTAATCGATAATTAGCCATAAGTGCGGCCTGTGCATCTGATACAAATCTTTTTATCCCGGTATCACGGCACCTGTTAAGGATATACCATACATTCTCTTCATTTTTCTCAAGGCCTTCAACACGGCTTAACGGTAATAAATCATCAAGATAAAGCCCTGAATAAGAAGTATTATAATCAATCAAAAATCCTGTCTTAGGATCATAACAACTGCCTTCAGTACGGCTTAGACCTATGATATATTCATAACAATCATAGATAGAAGTAGTGATTATACTCATGGCGTATATTTTTTACAAAATTAAGAAGTAAGTTTCATTAATAATATAACATTATGTTATATTTTAAAAGAGGCTGCCCATGCAGCCCCCTTTTTTTAACTTTCTTCGCCACAAGTAAATGTCAAAACACCAGTACGTGTATCTGTACAACCTGTAGGATTAAGAAAATAATCGCCATAAGTAACGAGTTTAAATTGATGCGTGAAGGCATCAACATTACCCTGTGTATCGCAATTATTTTTATAATGAACATCATAACGCACACCCGGAAGGTTTTTAGAAGGTATACTCCAGCGATGCTCATCCATACCCTCGACTCTTTCGTTATAATAATTCTTGGTAACGAAAGCAACGGCCCCGCGATGTAACATGTAAGTTACTATATCTTCACCATTTACTGCATCAATATTAAAAAGATCGAAATAAATAGGAAGGCTGCCAAATTTCAATATTTTGCTTTCATCACCTGCCTGGTTGCGTTCATAATTAGCATTCCATACCTGCTCATAAAGATTATTACCTGATATCAGGAATGGATTAACAAACCTGTTGCCTATTGCTACGCGGTTCATATAAGCCATGAGCCCGGAATCCCAGAATCCGGGAATAATATAGGTATTTGTGCCCGATACGACACCCTTACCGACAGTTACTGCATTCACACCCGCGGCAGCATTAAGAAAAGCCACTGCCGTGGCTGCCCAATATTCATCAAGCCTTTGTGCTGCTGCCAGAAATCCTTTTGCAATTATTTCTTCATGATCAAACATATTAGAACGAAAAACACCTTCATCTATCTTGAATGGTGCCTCACGGCATGTGGTGAGTTCTTTTTCTTCTATGTTAGTTGATAGTTCATTGCCATCAATGGTACATATCTGACATTCCTGATCATCAATTTCACAGGCATTTATCCAGCCAATATCCACTGTGCGGTCTTTATACCCTTTAAGGTCACTGATTACTGCCGTCTGATTCGCTATAATAGCCTTAACGGCATCTACATTGGCGACGTAATCCTGTTTTTGGATCGCGTCAGCCCATATTTGGTCTATTTTCACCTGTATATCTACAAGTGAAGTTTCGGAGAATACTCCTTCTGCTATACTCATATTAAAATTGCTTTAAAAAATTTTATTTGCCTTCTTGGGCATGATAGGCTTCTTTGATAGCAATTTTTTCATCTATATTCTGAGCGTTTTCAATTGCCTGTTTATATTCTTCAGGTGTCTTTGGAACAACTATATTTAAAGATTTATTATTTTCGCCACCGCCTGTCCCGCCTGTCCCGCCTTTTTTACCTTGTCTCGGGAAATCATAATTAACGACAGCAATTTGTTTGACGAGATCATCGAATGGCAAAGGATTGCCGTGTCCATCTTCGAGGCGCGTGCCATCAGATTTAAGAACCAGGATATTATCTCCATCGATCTGGTAATCATAAATTTCAAATTTACGCAAAAAATCTTCTTCGCGCGTCTTTGCCACTAACGCATTATCAGATACAATAGGCTTCATTTCCTGAAGCTTTAATCTTGCACGTTCCTTAATCGAAACAAATTTATTATCTCGTTCAATCTTTTTTTTATAATCTTCATATTCCTTAATCACCCTTTCATATTCATCCTTAGTCACGCGTTCTTTCTCAAGATCAACGTAAAGGGGATGTTTCTTAACTTCATCATCAGTCAATTTAGACGCCTTTTTATTAGATGAAATAATCTCATCTATAAGCTCCATACCCTTTTTTTCACTATTAAAAGAATATTTATCACGTAAAGACTTTTCAAACTTATCAAGCGTTTCCTTTTGTCCGCGCTTGTATTCATTGTCCAATCGTTCTTTGTCAACAGGTGCATTTTTCTTAATATTCGCAACTCTCTTCGAATCAAGAGCGAGAATATCATCTATGACAGTCTCCCGTAATTCTATATTCTCACCTTCTCCTTGATAAAGCAGTTCGGTGACTTCCTGCTCAGACTTATTTAACGTTTTAGTCAAAACGCCAATTAAGATAGTTTTTTCATCCATCTTACAATTTATTTAATCAATATTCAATTTCCTATCTGCATTTTGCAAACGGTTTATTAATTCCTTTTTCGTCGACTTATTTGATACATCAATATTCCTGCTTTCGGCTAAGGCCAAAAGTTCAGATTTAAGCATCAGATTATAATCCAATTCTTCTTTATTTGTATCATCATATATTTTTTTCACTTCCGGCTTTCCAATATCGCCATTCATATAATTAATTACATCGTTAGGAGTTTCTATGTCTTTGACAGGCATAAGATCGTGGGATGACAATACACGGAAACGTTGCGCTATTTGCAATCTTTGCATCTTTTGCCATTGCTCGACATTCACCTCATAGATGCGGTCAGGGATTTTTTTACTTTGTATGATCATTCTCTCTTTTTTGTATTTCTTTTTCAGCTATACGCCTCGCTGTAACGCGTTTATCAATCTTGATGATATTCAATAATTCACTTTCCGTTAAATCACCGATAATTTCTTCGAGTCTTCGTGTAGCCATCATGCTATAATCCTTCATTTCGGTTTCTTTCCCGGTCTCCAACTTGTTCTCCATGTAATTAATCACATCTTCAGGTGCCGGGTGATGATCATTTTCATCGCGTACCCATCCGTTACGCTCTGGATTATAATATTTTATACTTTCGGGGCTAAAATATCTTACAAGATCAGGACGCCCTACCTTAATATATCTTATACCGGTTTTAATACTTTTCATTTTAAAATTTTTTACAAAGTTAATAATAATTTATTTAAAAATTAAATTTATATTTCTTATCACTTATTTCCTTCCATAAAAAGGCGTTACGCATACGAACAAATGTAACTCGCGCACTTTCCAGCGGGTAATCATCCTCGCTCAGTCCATACATTGCACGAAAATTAATAATTGCCTCATCTACCGGCATCTGGAATTGTTGCAGGCATGAAACATGAGAGAAAAGTATTATATCTATCGCCTGTTTGCGGTAAAAAGCCGGTATTTTACCCATGTATGTTTTAACTTTCGGCATATCTTATATAATTTTTTCTCATTCTGCTTCTATTATCTTTCAAATATGCAATATAACATTTAAAATGATGTTATACAACATTAACTATAAATTTATAATCTTATCTATAATATACCTGGTTTTATATTAATTTTAATCGTTTTGCAATATCAGTCGGCACAATATCTTCAAGTTTTTTATTAGTTTCATAAAAAGGATATTCAAAATTTTTCATCATTTTGCCTCTTTCACTCGTTATATTGTTAAATCCATTTGTAATAAGGTTAATCGCGTGTTCATTGGTTACTTTTATTCTTTTGGGCTTACATGAATCGAAAATCCACGAATTAAGCATTTTATCTTTTCTGATATTTGGCAGAGAGCGCATTAAATTTGTTGCATAACACATCTGAAATCCGGTCCTGCCTTCCGGCTTATCATATTTAACCAATATTTTATTAATAAAATCATAAGCATATCCCTGTTTGTCTGTGATAAAATCATATCCTTCAATATATGCTTTATAAGCATCCTTAATCATGTATTTCTGATAATAATTGTCAGCATCGCAAACGCAAAACATCTTGCTTTTTTTATGCGCCTGTCTTCCTAATGCGGCCCATTTTACAGATAATGCCTTTTTCTTATTGTTTGTCATATAAGAAAAATTAACACATCCCGCCTCATTCAGTCGTTTTGTATATGATCGGAAATAATCAGGACCGCACGCCTGCCGGTGTTTTTCTTCGTAAATAATCAATTCCCAGGGTAAGTCTGATTCCTGACGGCAAAAACTTTCCATCGCGAGCCATACTATCTCGCGACTATTCCATACCGGTAATCCTATTGTTATCATTATATGTTTTTTTTAAATATTCCAGAATTGATTGATCGATTTCTTTATATGGCCTGTTTTGTGCCAATATATCATTATATATTTTTTTTTTTAAATATTCCAGAAATGACTGATCAATTTCTTTATATGGCTTGCTTCGTGCCAATATACCGGGATGTTTACCGCCAACCATATTGTTTACATCAATTACAATCTTTTTATCATTATCAATAAGTACATCAAGCTCACCAAAATCAATACCAAATTTTTGACATTTTTCAAGAATATCAATCATTTCATCATTAGTAAAAAACTTATCAGGTGAGATATTCTCAACCCTTACGGTGCTTGTTTTAAAACGGTCAGTTTCATAGCGTTTATTGACATGTGTAATGACACTGCCCATCAAGAAAATACGATAACGGACAAAATAATTATCTTCACGATTATTGATTACCCGCTGATAAATATATCCCGGCTTCGGCTCACGAGGACATTTAACAATACTATGCCATTTATGACCTCCCTGCCATTCCCGTTTCTCAACGGCTATACCCTTATGTGTTCGAGGATCAATGCTTATGTCATTAAATATCTTGTTCACTTTCTTTTTACTTATATCCCAGCAGCCACGGTTAAGTACTATTTTATCCTTCAATGTCAGTTCCGGCGGTTCTATCCTGTCACGCGTATAACTCCAGAATATATGCAGGTCATAGGCTTTTGAAGGATCATTGTGAAAATCCACCCATTCGCAATTTTCAAGAATACGCAATACTCTTGAATAACGTTTATAGTTGTCAAGAGGATCCGGATAAAATAGTATAATCATCTATTAATTTTAATTCTTTATTTGAAAGTGATTGTCTCATGATTTTATCATCAACCTCTATAGTTCTGTATATTCCCAAATCACATATATTATGCCCGCTTTTCAGGTCAACTGCGAAAGAATTAATATCCGTGAGTCTTATCGTAATGGGTTTGCACCGCACTTTTCGGAGATTTTGCCACATGGTCCAGTCCAGTCCCTTATTGACATTATTATCCCAAAGATGCCAGTTTACAAGATTAATCATTTTATTACTAATACACCGTGCAAGGCCAAGTGGTTCGCCCCGGCGGTGCTTATCCTGCGGTCGATTGCCATAACCCGCCAGGTAATGCAGTTGTTTCACACGTATATCATAAAAATAAATATCCAGAATACCTATCAGGTCGCGTCCTCTTTTCATATATGGCATATATGCTTCAATGAGACTATTCGATATAAGATCATCACTTCCCATTACAATTACATAATCGACATGGAATATTTTAAATACCTGCAACCCGGCATTAAATTTCCTGCCCAACGGATAATTAGGACGTTCAAGATACAAGAATCCGTATTTTTTGCATAGGTTCTTGCTTACCTCACCTTCACTGCCCACGACAACGGGTGTAATATCGAATTGATCCCGCAGGCGATTTACTCCTGTCGCGAATATTTCAAATATCTTTGGCCGTTGCCATACAGCTGTTAGTATGCCTATTTTCATAATATTTCTTTCTTGCTTTTATATAATTTTTATATTGTTTTCGCATTAAATCCCTGTATTTCCCGGCACGAAGTGTGCGACTGCCCAGATGACGAACAATACTATGCTTAACAAGTATATGTTTGATATCCCCGGACTTTAACTGGTCACCATAAATATTATCTGAATACCAGAACTTGACACCTTCATCGAGCTTACCAATAAAATCAAGTAATTTGCGATTAATAACAATACACCATCCATTCAATTGTTTGGCTATTTTATATCCCTCCTCAATACCATAAATGGCAGGTTCATTCTCCCGTCGGCGGTAATGTCGGTCTGCAGGTGAAGCACTTAAATAATTATCTTTCATTGCCATTATAATATTTTCTGCCCACTGATATTTAAATTCAAGATCATTATTACATAATGCTATATATTTGCTTTTCGCGAATTGCAAACCGTAATTAAGGCATCGGTTATAGTTAAATTCAAAATCATAATGCACCGTTTGTGTTCCTGGCCAGTGATAATTTACTTTTTTCTGTTGTTCGACAATAATATAATTAAAATGTATGAGATTACTTGAGATAGAACATGTATCAACTGCATATTTTGTTATGGTTCTCAAATATGGACTGCGCCCATTGCTGACTATTATAATATCCATTTCAGGCCGTTCCATATTAATCTATATCTTTTCCCATACCTGGGGATTTTTAGGATTATATAAATCACGTTGTGTTAAGCTATCTATTTCATTACATTTGACATTCAATATTTTATAAACTTTGTGCCCGGCCAGTTGAGAAATTATATATTTGCTTCGCATGCCTTTCTCCGGTGTTATTACCTGGCAACATTCATCAAAAAATTCACGTTTCATCATAAAACAGGCAACGGCACGTTCAACGCGGGCAATAAGATAACCTTCTATATTTTTTTCTTCACCAAGTGGCTTGAGTTTCCATAAAACATTTTCACGCCGAAGCATAACAACCGGATAATCTGTTTTATCTATTATTATTTTTAATGCCTTTAGCCAGTCGGGAGGCACAATAATATCATTGTCAAGCTGAACAACATATTTACTATTATCTATAAATTTACGTGCCGCAAGCATTCCACCCCAATCACCAAAATTATTATCATAATGATAATAAGATAGATTTTTGAGCAATTTGGTATTTTTACTCATCCATTTGAACCATTGATAAGTGCCATCAGTGCTATTATTGTCAATGATAATATGATGCCAGTTGCCGGTCTCCGTTTTTTGCACGTGATGAATCGTTTGAATAGTATATTCAAGTCTGTTGCGACACCTTGTTATTATTGCTATTTCAGCCATTATTTTTTTCTTACATGAATAGCTCTTCCTTGTATATTGGCTTTTTTCTTTGCTCTCGTGGATGCCGCTTTGTCGCCGCATTTGTAATAATATTTCTTACCCGATGAGCCCCAACGCCAAAAACATCCTTTTTTATCTTTCCCTCTTTGTGCTGGCATAATTTTTAATTTAAATGATCATATATAAATATCATTAATGTCATCATTATCGACTGATAGCCATCACGGATATAAATACCATCAGGCATCAATTCTTCCCGGGATATGACATACCACGTAACCGCCGGCCATGATTTTTCTATAGTTTCGGCTGGCTGCCTGTAAATTTCGTATGAATCGCCAATCATGTGCATAACTACCCTTTTCGTCCCATAAAGCTATCTTGCGATGAAAAATATTACTCGTGCCACATTTACCCATAGTTAAAGTACACGGACGTCTTCTTGTTTTGCCTTCACGTGTTGCAACCAGGTCATCAAACCATACCCAGTCATCAGAATGCTTCAATTGCTTTACAATATTTTCAATATGGCCAGGCTGAAAATAATCATCCACGTCAAGATAACATATCCATTCGCCATTTGCTTTTTCTATTCCAACATTCCTTGGCCGACCGCTCCACAATGGTTGTTTGGAAATAAAATAACCGCGTACTTTATTATTATAAAGATAAGAATTTTTTACTATTTCTACTGTTTTTTCACATCCGTCCGCTATCACAAGAATCTCGATATCCTGATATGTCTGGTTTATCACGCTGTCAATGGCACGTATTATTTTTTTGTCGCGGTTCAGTGCCGCGCGGCGGTATTCACCAAGATAAGATGCCATGACAACAGATATTTTCATGCAAATAATTAATTATTTTAAATTCATTTTCTTTTATGTTTTAATCCGGGCCTTAATCTGAAAGCCAACTCATCAGATATATATTTAATAGAATGCCTGCAATTGTACCGCCCGCGCTCAATAAGTGGAACATACCCGGCGGCATTACCTATCAGGTCAGGATCATTCTTCCATTTCTTTGTCTCTTTAACACTAAATACTTTACCGGCACGCTTGCGACAAAAAGCCCTTGATGTTTCTATAATCGAGCCGTGGTAAATAAAATATTTAAAACCGACGCCCTCGGCATAATGTTTATTAATAGCCGCATCAACATTGTTAAAAGTGTCATAAGCATATTGTCGGTAATATTTCTGCAATGATCCCTCAACCTCATCAGAGCCTTTAATCAAATCCTTAATACCCGAAAGATATGATTGATAAGAATTATTACCAGATACATTGGAGAGAACATAATTACGTACTTTATCTCGCACCTCCGGCATCTTACTGAGCCTGTCAAGATAACTGCCTTCGATAATCTTATTGTCTTTTATGCCTATCATTTGTTCGACAAATCCCAGGTTACGTGTAAGAGATGCGATAATCTTTCGTGACACTCCCGGGAAAACAGCATAATAGTCAGCTGAATAAATACCCGATTTCATCATGTCTTTACCATACTGAAGATTGATAGACGCGGCTTTACTCTCAAATTTATTGAACTGTTTTTCAAGTTGATTGATGAGCGACATATTGTGAGTATTGTTCAGTAATTTACCATTCCTGGTTTCAAACCTGCCAAGATAATCCTTTATTAATTGCGAAAGGAGCGTATTAGCCATTTCATTAACTGATTTTTCCATTGTTTTAAGCTTCGTGTTAATGAAATTCTCCTTACGGATCCATAAATCATTTATCTTTTTAAATAAATCATCAGACATTATTCTATATATTGGCTATATTGTTAAATTTATTTAAATTCAGGTACTTTAGTTACTGTTTTTGCCGCGTCTATTTCTTCGATATACTTATCGACATATTCATAAAGGATCTGCACCTGCTTATTTTTCGGCATCTCGAAAAAATTAGAATGTTTGATGATAATATCATCATAAATAAAACCATAACACGAATAAAGAACTACTTGCCGGCGCGGCACGTTGTTCGAGGTAATAATAAAAGCTATCTCTTCATGTGATTTACCCTCGAACGGATCCAGATCGGTCATTACTTGATGTTTAATAAAATCATCCGGATTATCGGCCGTATCAATACGCATTATCTCAAGATCAATATTCGAAAGAACCTCGGACGGGGCCTGTGCATCAACAGCCATCTTGCGCTCAGCGATATAATCATCTTTTGATTTAAAGCGGAAATCTTTACTGAATGAATGAACAACAATGAGTTTTTCGTCACGGTCTATTAATTTAGCCACCAGATGCACGCCGAATTTATAGAGTGTTGAAAATCGTACGGCCATGGGATACAGCGCATCATAAACATTGTCAAGATCAATACGTTTCTCTGTTGCCGTTGAGGCTATCTCGGAACGCGTGAATATATCACTATTATAAACAACCTGCACACATTTTTGGGTCATTTTTTCTATATATTCAGTCTGGAAACGGGGCAGGTCAATAGGTGTCGAAATATAACGTATTATATCATCGAGTGATAATTGTTCTTCACTTGTTTTGGGTAACGGCACGGCAATAATATCCTGTGCTGATCTATGTATCATCAATCCGGTACCACCGCAAACAGGACAATTATCTTTTTGGCCGTCAGGCAGTGTAATATATCCATCGAAGCATTTCGGGTTGTCACATTTGGGAACCATCACAACTTTTTGTGGAAATGTATGTAATGCCATCGTTAGATCAAGCTCTGAATTGGCTTTTACTATCTTTTCAAGATAAGGCATGGCACGATCCCAAGGAGAGATAAAGGTGCGTCCATTTGTTGCCGGGTCGCGATTCCATCCGACACGGAATGCAGGCACCATACCAAGATTATGTTCTTTAGGATATTCGACACGAAATATTCTGTTTTCAACACGCAGATATTCATATTCGCCAATCCTGACTGTCTGCCCTCGTGTGATAGAATTCGTCAGACTATCTTCCCATACTTCGGTATAAACAATAGTTTGTTTTTTCAGGTAAATAATATATTTCTCGCCATCCTTGGGTTGTTCATCCGGGTATTCTTTATGTATCATTTTTATATTTTGCATCACAGTAAGATATTCAAGGATATTATTTTCAATCCTGAAATCAATTGCCATGTGTGAAGATACCTCAAATGGTTTAGGCTGTAAAAGTTCCTTTATATTATCATAATCATCCCATTCAAATACAACAAAAGTATTCGGGTCCGTGTCGTTCAGCTCAATCCACCGTACCTCCATATACTGGTCCCATGAAGCATCGCCCCAGAACTTTTTCAATACACCTTCGAGTTCACTAAGCTTTTTATCATCTTTCTTCTCGTATTGTATTAATTTAGTAATGCCATTTGAGCGAGGCACTTTCTTTTCAACAGAGGCCACGTTCTGAGCCACGGAAGAAACAATATGTTTTGTTATATTCTTTCGTTGTTCGAATAATTCTTTTTCTTCACGCGGCGTGAATATCTGTAATTCTTCATCAAGTCCCTGTCCCGAAAAATAAGTGTAATACTTATTGGCCAGATTTGTAACATGATCATAATCTTTATGTCTTGTCTTATCTTTGATAAGCTCAATCATATAATCTTTAATTAGTTCCATATTATTATTTATTAATTATATTAATACAATTTCTCAAATATTGTTTCAAAATACATACATAAAAAATAATCCATGGCATCAGATGTATGTCCCCATTTCTGATATCGCTGCTTACTCACGGGATCAGTGGCCTCTTCCTTCATCTTGCGTCCCTCCTGGTCCTCTTTAACAAATTCAAGATCCCGGATAAGATGCTTACAATTATCATCTATTAATATTTCAATATCATGTTTACCTTCGAATAAGGCATTAATAAAGTCTCGGCGCGAAATGATTGGAGGATTTCTTTTTGGCACACGATCAGAATAATTGTTAAGATATCTTTTCAGAACACGCCGTACGATATCGTAATTGTGAAAATTAGCCCTTGGATCCCGCGCCTTCCCAGATGCGTCGCCGTAATAATATAACCCATTCATGAGATATTTATCAAATTCGCGCATTGCCTCTGTCGTTATTGCCTCGGTTGTATTTTGTGGCGATTCGAGACAGTATTCTTTAAAACACCGCACTTGTGTTTTCTTATCCGGCGTCTCGGCTACCTGCCATAAAAGCAATGTCATGTACGGCACAACATTAAAGTCATAAGTAACATGAACCGGCTTATCATCAATAACCGGTACCTCGTCAACGTGAACAAGTCGGTCAAAAGATGTATAAAACTCACCGCCTGTAGCCGAGAACGGATTACCATAAATAAGGCTTTTCCCACGTTCCTTACTATTATTATCAAGGATATTCCGGATATAATTTTCACCAACATTTTGAACATTATGATAGCTTGACGCAATAACTACCTTGCGATTATTTATTATCTTCTCGAAAAAGTCAGTGCGGCTGTATATTTTGCTGGCTATCTCAGCAGCATAATCACTCAGTCCGAACCAATCGTTTATCCAATCTACCTTTGCTGGCGATGTAGTTATATACAATGGATTATATTGTTCTTCCGGCTGTCCCTTGTCTTCCAGTTTATTATTAACAAGATAAATACCTTTTTGCCTAAGCCTGGTAAGTATAACCTCTTTCACGTCTTCTTCACGGGTATCTTTTGTCTCATCAAGAATAGCCCAGGCAAATTCCTTCCCTTCATGTGATTTGGCATTCTCAAGCGAAGCAATAAAAATAATAGCACCATTAACAAACGAGACAATATTAAAATACTTATCAAAATTATGATGTTCGGTATTAAAATGAGGAGGAGGAGATACTCCGATAACATATTGCCCGCCGGGATTATTCTTCGTGTATTCATTCACCCCCATTGATTTCCAGCATTCACGGATACGAAACATTGTTGATGTGTTAAGCTGATCATAAGTGTTTGCACCGATAAATCCGGTTACATGAGGAAACTTTTTTATAAATTGCAGTGATTTGATGCCGTTAAAATGCGATTTGCCGCCACCTTTACCAGAGAGAAATAATGTAATTGGCTGCATGCTGGTAAGAACAGCTAATTGCGGTTTACTAACATCATTTATTACCGTTGTTTCTTTCATTTATTATTATATCTGGCACCCTGTCAAATTGTGGCAGGCTATGTTCTATCTCGGTTTTATCAGTCCATCCGAAATTTTTAAGAGCGAAAATAAAATTACTTGCAGTCTGTTTTGATTTACGCAATGACATTTCGTAACTATGTTCTATTATTAATTTAGCACGAATAATTATATCTTTATATTCATCCCTGTTTTGATAATCCTGGATTAATTGTCTGGAACCAACAATAAGTGAAAGACCGGTAATTGAATATTCATCGAAAGGTGTATTATCAAAATATTCGTTTATCGCTTTAGCGAGATCTTCAGGTTTTGTAAATTTTTTAGGTCTGCCACCTACTTTTAATTTATTCACTTCTATTGAATTTATTCTTTATAATAACTAAATCTTTTTTTTAGAGTAAAGAAACTTTTTGCTATGATTCAATAATGTTATTTTTACATATGTTAATATGTATATATGTATTTATCTATTTATTTATATATATATATGTATGTATGGGTTTAGTTTTATATATGTATATAATTGCATATGTTTTTCTTTTCAGTTTTTATCCCTGCATGTTACTATTCCAGGGTAATTAACAATATAAATGTTAATTCAGACAAAAATAGCAACCGTTCCCTGTTTTCCGGATGAATGATTATTTATTCCAATATGCAGGTCATGGCTATAAACTGTAAATTCACCACACTTGTTCATTCATACTATTTATTGTCTCTCTGTTTTTTTTATCCTCGATACAATCAGGAAAGGAAGAACTGTGTCGAAACTCCTTTTTCATTATTTCAAAAAACTATAAATGCGAAGTTATAAAAAAAATATGTTATAAAACATTTAAATTCAACTATTTTTTTCAAATGTTTTTAATATAATTCTATAAGTTACTGATTATCAAATAAAAAGCAGGAGTTACTTTACTTCGCTCCTGCTAATCAGTTAAGCTGCTGTTTTAAGCAGATTTACCTCATGCAAGTTTATTACCTTGCCAGTTAATATAAA